CAGCTTTGACGCGGCCAAGCGGGAATTGTGGGGGCGGGTGTGATGGGTAGCCGCAAGCAATATTTCCGGTTTATGCCACCATCGGTGAAAAGTGGTGGTGTCATACGGTTTATGACCGCTGCCGATGGCTATGTAATGGTCAGGCGTCCGGGATGCATTCCTTTCGTGGTCGATGTCAACGACTGGAACGACTGGCCGGAATGCGACAAGAACGGAGTAATCCAGCCATGACCTACGCAGACTGGGCCACCGCGCGCCGCCAAGCTGAACACGGTGCCAAGCTAGACCGCGATCCGAAGGGGTATTGCAGGGACGTGGAGTTGGTGAAGCTGTTGGAGAAATCGCTTGGTAGGGCTTGACGTGCAATCTGTTACGCAATAGTGAGTAACCGGCAAAATGAGGATTGAGAAATGCTACCCGAAAGCATCAAGGAATATATCACAGGCCTTGCGGCGCTGCCGCTAGCGGAACGCGTTGAAGCACTGAACGCCGCGCGGGCAGCGCTGCATGAAATCAGCCCATTCCGTAGTGAGCCGGTAGACTTTGTGCGATGGGTTCCGAACGGGCTTGTCCACTCAAACGACTACAACCCAAACAGCGTTGCCCCGCCTGAAATGGAGTTGCTACGCCTGTCGATTGACGCGGACGGCTACACGCAACCCATCGTGTCGATGGCTGATCCAGATGACACATTCGAAGTCATTGACGGCTTTCATCGCCATCGCGTCGGCAAGGAATGTGCAGACATTCAAAGCCGGGTGCATGGCTATCTGCCGCTAGTGCAAATCCGTGAAAGCCAAGCCGATAAAACAGACCGCATGGCATCGACAATCCGCCACAACCGCGCACGCGGCAAGCACCGCGTTGAGGCAATGTCCGACATTGTGATCGAACTCAAAAAGCGAAATTGGTCAGACGAAAAGATTTCAAAGAACCTTGGCATGGAGCCGGATGAGGTGCTGCGCCTTTGCCAGATTAGCGGCATCGCCGATCTATTCGCCGATGAGGAATTTTCGCAATCATGGGACATTGATGACTTTGACCTTGTGGCAGAGCCAGAGGAGCAAGTTTGATGGAGCGCATCTATCACACATGGGACAAGTGGGAATGTTTCCCGGCGGGGTTCTACAACCCTAAGCCCCCGCGCAAAGATATGACCATTGAGCAATGCAAGCGTATGTATGCCGACTTTTTGAAAGATGATGTGCGGTTTTCTAGCGCCGCTCAGGACGTAATCAAAGAATGGCGGTGCAGCTGCGAGCATTACCTGACAAACGAGCGCATGAACCGCATTGCATGGATGGGGCAGGCTGCCATGTGCAGGGAAACCAGCGTGTCAAAATTCTTTTGCGGCGGGTATTTCTTGCTGGATGAATTGCAGCAAAAACATGCCGATTGGATCGCTCTCGACACCATAAACCTTTGGATGATCCGCAACGGCCATGCGCAAATCGGCATGGAAGAAGCCATCGGCAAAACACAGGCGGACCTTTACTAATGACTGACCGCAAAATTTACAGGGAACAAAGCGTTCTCGACGCAGCCCGCGACCGCGTTTTGTATGCGTTTGACAGCTTTGAGCGCATTTACGTTAGCTTTTCAGGCGGCAAGGATAGCGGTGTGATGCTGCACCTTGTTATGGATGAGGCCATGAAGCGCGGGCGCAGGGTTGGCGTGCTTATCATTGACCTTGAAGCGCAATACACTGCGACCGAGGTGCATTTGCAGGAAATGGTTGATCTGTATCGAGACCACATAGACCTGCATTGGGTTTGCCTGCCAATGTCGTTGCGCAACGCTGTCACCAACTATGAACCGCGATGGACCTGTTGGGATCCAGAATGCAAAGAACTTTGGGTCCGGCAGCCTGCAGAAGAGGCCATCACTGACCCGTCATTCTATCCATTTTTCCAGCCCGGCATGGAGTTTGAGGAATTTGTCGTCCTCTTTGGGGAATGGTATGGGCAGGGAAAGCCCTGCGGCGGTTTTGTCGGCATTCGTGCGGATGAAAGCCTGAACCGCTTTCGCACAATAGCAGTGTTCGACAAGAAAATGCATGGCGGCAAGCGATACACCACACATATCGTAGGTGAGACTTACAATGTCTATCCGATTTATGATTGGCGGACGCAGGACATATGGCGCTATCATGCCCGCTTCCCTGACAAGCCCCACAATCACGTCTACGACTTGATGCAGCAGGCGGGTGTTCCGCTTAGCCAGCAGCGCCTATGCCAACCCTACGGCGACGACCAGCGCAAAGGCCTTTGGCTTTACCATGTGCTAGAGCCTGAAACGTGGTTCAAGCTGATTGCACGCGTCAATGGCGCAAATTCCGGCGCTATATACGTGCAGGAAATGGGCAACATCATGGGTTACAACAAGATTGTGAAGCCTGATGGGCATTCTTGGAAGTCATTTTGCAACCTTTTACTTATGTCACTACCGAAGCCGACGCGGGATCATTACATCGCGCGGTTCCGCAGCTGGCTCAAAGGTTGGTATGGGCGCGGCTACAGCGTCATTCCAGACGAAGCCCCTAAGATACTTGAGGATCAGCATTGGGCACCGTCCTACCGCCGCCTGTGCAAAGTTTTGTTGCGCAACGATTGGTGGTGCAAGGGGCTTGGCCTGACACAGCCAAAGTCAGAAGCCTACGGGCGCTATCTGCAAATCAAAAAGGAACGTGCAAATGCCGATTGACCCCAAACCGCGTAACGTGTTACGCAGTGGCATGAGGCATGAACACCTGATGGACCGCACCGATAAGGCCGAACTAGCGAAGGCTTGGCAGATTATCGGGAAGGGGAAGGCGATACGCAATCGCGTGCTTTCCCGCCTGCGTATGCGCGCCAAACGAGCGAAGGATAAGGTATGACCGACAACCACGCGTCCGTCGAAAGCGGGCAGAAGGCTTGGCAGAGCATTGAGACGGCACCGAAGGATGGGACTCGCATCCGCCTCGGCCATGAACTTGTGCCGGGATTTGCCACCAAAGACCCGCATGGGTTCGGTGCAGTCTCCGGCACATGGGAAGGTGAACGGTGGGCGCTTTCGTCGTTCTTCATCATCCCCGGTGGTCGCTACGGCTTAATGACTGAAGCGCCAACCCACTGGCAACCCCTCCCCACCCCACCACAGGAGCCACAGTCATGACGGCGGCACTTCAAATCATAGGATGGCTGGCAATCGTTGCCGTCGCACTTTGGGCAGGTGGTATGGCTTACGTGACCGCCGCATTTGCCGCAGCCCAATGGGCTTGGAAAGTTTGGCCGGTGTTGTTCGCTATTGTCGCTGCTGCGTTCTGGTGGATGGCTTGGACTAGCGCGCCGTTCTCAATCGTGTGGAGCCAGCCATGACGGACGGATTGAAGGATTGCCGATTTTGCGGGCACAACGAACCTGTGATCGTTGTCGGACTTCGGCAACATAAAGGGTTTGGTGTGCGATGTGGGAAACCGCCATGTCAGTGCGTGATTGAACCGCGCGGCCAGACAAAAGCCGAAGCCATCGCCGCATGGAACACCCGCCAGCCAGACGCAGCGCTTGTTGAGGCGTTGGAGGCGAACAAGAACCTGCTTCTGATCCTGAGCAACCTGAGTAGCTACCTTGGCGCGGGTATGGGTGACGACAACACGACTGGTGTGCAGTTCGATGCGCGCATTCGGTGGGGGATCGATCACATTGGCCGCGTCTACCGCGACAGGGCGGCGCAGGTGGTTGAGGAATGCTCCAAGCGGCCACGCACCACATGGGGCGAAGTCAAGCGCGCGATCCTTGATGATACCTGCCTTGAACCCGCCACTCTCACAGCGAGGGCCGGGGGATGAGTGAACTACAAACCCGCGTAATTTGGGCATATCCTGCGCATGTTTTGGCGGGACTTCCCAAGATTACACCTGAACAACGCGAAGTTGAACGCCGCGACCTTCACGCCAGACTTGAGGCTACAAAGGCGCGTATCGGTGCCAGCATAAAGGCCGACAAAGAACTGCACGCGGAAAGGGTTGCGGCCCTTGCGTGGTGCCGCGCGAATGGTAACCCCCACAAACCCAAGGACACCAACCATGACCAGTGAAGCACAGGATGCGCAAGTCACGCAGGCGGACATTGACGCGGCCATTAACATTCGCAACGCTTGGGATACTGCTTGTGATGCTGCGTATCAAATTGCCGCCGCCCACCGCCTCGCGCATAGGTGTGGTGAGGTTGTGGCTTTCCAAACCGGCGTAGACGAATGGATGGACGCCTGCTTTGGCGATGCAATCAAGGCGGACAAGGTGGAACGGTGTGACCGCTTCGTTGAGGAAGCCTTGGAGTTTGTGCAGGCCATTGGCTATTCAGCCGAGCGCGCGCACGCCTTGGTCGATTACGTGTTCAACCGCGACATTGGCGAGGTCAAGCAGGAAGTTGGTGGCGTTATGGTCACGCTGGCAGCGGCCTGCAACACCATCGGTGTTGACATTGGCACGGCGGCACAGACTGAACTTGCGCGCGTCTGGACGAAGGTTGAAGCTATCCGCGCCAAGCAAGCCGCCAAGCCTACTGGCAGCGCGCTTCCTATGGCCTACGCAGCCCCGCCAACGGATGAAGTGGCACGGCTTCGGGTGGCGCTGGATCAGATTGCCACCGTAGCCCGGTCGCCGATCACCATGCAGAACATCGCCCGCCAAGCCCTAGGAGACACCCCATGAACGCGGCTGATATTGTTGCGCAGTTGAGTGAGGCGCAGAAGCGGGCGGTGTTGCGGGCAAAGGCGTTTCGCAAAGGCCCAAACCTTTGGCTTGACGACGCCAAGACGCCAACACTGAATGCCCTTCATAACTTAGGGGTTTCGCATTCAGACGAACAACCCGGCCACCTCACCCCACTCGGCCTCGAAGTCCGCGCAATCCTACAGGAGCAAACCAATGGATAAGCCAGAGCAGTGGGCGGTGGAGTTGTGCATTTTGCTCAACATACCGGATTATGAAGCCCTCACCATCCAGCGCGCTTTCGAGGAGCGGGAGCGGGTGTTGCGGGATGCAGTGGGTATGGCGTTGGAGTGGATTGACGCCATCCCTGACGAAATTGCAGCCACCCTTCCCGCGATGCCGGGATTTGATCGAGACAGCTTGAATGACACCCTCGCAGCCCTGAAGGACAAGCCATGCTGACACCATATCAGATCGTAGACGGGTGGTTGCCGCATGATGGCGGGCCGTGTCCGGTGCCGCTGGATAGCAGGCCGGTCTACATGATGCGGGATGGTAAGGTCAATCACAGCCAGCGTGCGCCCGCTGCAACCTTGATTTGAGATGACCGATGCCCGTGGTCCGACCAAATCATCGCCTACAAAGAGGAACCCAAGCCATGACGGCTGAACAACTGGAAGCGCTGAGTAAGGCGGCAACGCAGGGGGTGTGGGTGCACACATTCCGAGGTGGCGACTCGTCAGAAGGTGACATTTCTTGCGGAGAGCATTCGATCCTCACCGTCAACGGTGGGAACTATGCTCAATGGCGTGATGCGCCAGACGGCGGGGAAGCAGAGTTCAAAGCAAATGGTGATTTTGCCTGCGCCCTAGTCAACCTCTACCGCACCGGCCAGCTTGTCATGGCCGATGATGCGGCGGTGGAGCGTGAACAACGATGCCCGAATTGCGGCGTCAGGTTCAGCGAAGTTGTGGACGTTGACGCACACCTTTCCGCCATCGCTGCTATGGGAGGTAAGCCATGACACTGTATGTTGAGGACTTCGAAGAAGGACAAGCCTGCCCATTACTGGCAGTTAATAGCGAGACGGAAGCCTGTTCAGGCACGTTGCAGCTAGCCGATGCGGAAAACTGTTCATGCCACATCAGCGCGCCGTGTTCGTCTTGTTTTGAGCGACCGCTAGTTTGCAGTTTCTGTGGCTGGGAAGCAGAGGATGTTGTTGCATGACCGACCCCCGCACCGCGCTGGAAGAGGCGTTCAAGGTGGTGTTTCCAGAGCCGCCGCGATCTTGGGAGCCAATGCCGATCCAAGAGGCAATTATTCATCCGGTGCAGTCGTTGGCCGTCCGAGCGCATAGTGATTGGCGAAATAAGGTGCAGGGCAGGTTTTATCGTATGCTTGCCGCAGAAGCATGGACCAGCGCTGCTGAAATGCTGGTGTTGCCAGGGTGGAACAGGCAGATCACCGAGAACGACAAGGGCGCGTATGCTACCATTGTTCACCGCGATGCGAGTGAGGAGTGCGATGATTTTGTGTGTTCTGGAAAAGGCCGCACCACCGCAGAAGCCCTCGCAGCAGCCTGCATCAAAGCAAAGGAGGCCGGTGATGGCCGATGAACTGGTAGAGCGGTTACTCAGAACGCATATTACAAGAAGCACTTTTGGCGGTGTAGCTGCTGGTTGCTTTCATGATGCGTTAGTCAATCCAGACGGGGCCAAAGCCGCCGCCCGCATTCAATCAGACGCAGCCGAGATAGCGCGGCTTAGGGCTGAACTGGTAGAGTCGCGGGGGAAGGCTGTGGCGGACGTTGCGGCTTGGTTGCGGAATTGGCACTACGAAGGAAGTCTGGCTGACGACCTTGAAACGGGGAAGTGGGAACGTGATTGAATTGGTAATCGTAGCTTGCTTCGCTGCCATCATTGGCCGTGGTTGCTATTTGCTCGGCAGGATGGACGAACGCAAAGCCATCCGCGATCTAGCGCGCGCACCATCCGAAGCAAAGGACGAAGCATGATTTGGTTTCTGATTTTCTGCGTGGACTATGGCAGTGATGCGCAGTGCCAACCGCCGAAGGAAATGCCTAGCCAATCTGCGTGCCACCTTGTCGGCAAGAATATGCAGGACTTGGCAGATGGGCGCGTCGTTCGTCAACGAGCGTATTTTGACCCGCGCTACAAGTGCATTGGAGTGAGGAAATGAGCGACACCATACTCTTTGCGATTGCTGCGGCTGCATTCCCCGTCCTGACATTTTGGGGCGGCGTGCTTGTCGGGCGTGCCCAAACTATCCGCGATCTAGCTCGCAACAATCCCACTGGTAATTGACCGCTGACCACAAGCTCGGTCAGGTTGCAGTGGATTGAGGGGCTGGCTTAGGCTGGCCCCTCTTTTGTTGATCGCCCACTAACATCAAAATCGCTTGTTGTTAACGAAACGGCAATCGGTTAACATGAAGCATAGAACCCGGCCCGCCTCTCGATGCGAAAGCTAGGACGCTGGCGAGTAATGAAGCGCAATGTGCCGGGTCACTTATCAGGAGTTGCAACCATGCACGACGATAGCGGCGCAGATAGCTTTAGCGATGGCGGCTCCACCTTTATTGACGGCGGCAGCGCGTTTTAACGAGTTACCCCGCTCTACATGGGCAACGCTGTGCGCACAGTGCCATGTATCGGGCTTGCAGTGCAGGAAAGTTACGGGACTGAGGGCCTGCACCCCATTGAAGTCCCCGCCAGTTTGTGAGGAAGGGCCGAGAACCGTGGCGCTGGTGTCCACGTAATAGGCCGAACGTGTAGCCGGTCGCGTGTATAACCACCTGCATCACAAGGGCGGTTCTTTCGGGAGCCGCCCTTAGTCGTTCAAGCTATCAGCCCAAGCCCGCGTTCCTGCAACAGCAGCATGGCACGAACCCCAAGCCGAACGCATGGCCAGAACGTAATCTAGCGTTGCAGCATCACGCTTTGCTTGCACGGCCTGAATATCCGCCATCACACCCATAGCCCACGGAACCGGCTGCAGGTCTGGCGCTTCGGGTTCATCAGCGCATGTCAGCAGGTGAACCGGTGGCCTAGCGATTTCCAGCTTTTCGCCGCAAGCTGTCAAAGCCAGACTTGAGAGGATCGTCAGACCCATTAGCAGCGTTGCGCGCAGTTTCATTCTGTTTCTCCACACTTGCCGCCTCGGACGCAGCGATCTGCCCAGCCAGATCATCGGCCACCGCATCGGCCTGCTGCACTTCGGCGTTTCGTTCGGCCTTGTAGTCATTGACCACAGACCTATCATAAAGCGCCTTCCCAAGCCACAGGAGCGCGATGGCGGCGATTGTTAGGCCGATGTAGCCAGCGATGCGCCGAAAGCGCTGTGAGGCCATTGCGCGGACGAATAGTGCGCTAAGCATCGGGGTTATCCTCTACAACATGCACCGGGTCACGCGGTTTGCCCGAAGGCGCTTCCGGGTCTTTCGCCTTGCCCGCGCTGCTGCTGCCTAGCCAGAAGCTGAACGCTGCAACGGCGAACGACTTCCACGTTCCAATCACATCGCCGGTCAGCGTCGGGTCCGCTGCGTAAAGCACAGCCCATACCGAAAAGAACGCATAGCCAGCGACCGCGATAAGGCAGGATATGACCACGATGCGAAGGTGTGGGATGCGGTTCATGATCCACCCATCAACTGTTCAAGCATCGGCAAAATATCCACGTTGCGCGGCTTTACGGGGCGATAGGATGGCTTAGCAACAGACCACACCGGTGTTGTCAGATCAGGCCACTCACCATCAAAGAACATCGCCGCGTCACGTTTTCGCCGGGGGATGATGGCCGCTGGCTTATTCCAATCCAGATAGCCTTTGCGCGCATCGTCAATGCGGCCCGATGTCCAAGCCTTCACCCATGACGCCTTAGCGATTGCGCCGGTATTCCAATGGAACGACAGCGCGCCTGCAATTTCATGCTCTTTCAGCCGGTGGCCATCAAAAGCCCGCTGCACCGCCGGGAGATACCGCTCTTGCAAAAGCCAGATCGAGACTTCCAGCGCACGTTCAACCGTGGTCGGCTTATTCAGATATCGCGGGTGAACGATATGACCGCTCGATCCAGTGACGCCAAGTGCCCAAGTCCAGACGCCCACGCTGTCTTTGTAGGCTTCTAGCACAAGCCCTTCCTCGTGCGCCACGGCAGCAACAATGCGAGGCGTCAGTTTGAATTTGAGCGGCGGGGCTTCCACGGTCGTCACGATACCTTCCTCTCAAACCAAGCGCCAACGTCAAACTTGTCAGCAGCGCGCAATGCGCCCTCTGCAAACGAAAGCCCGATAAAGCCGATCAGCGCACCCATCGCACCCACATATTCAGGATCGACAACGCCCAGCCACTTAATGACAACAGGCGTGCCGTAAAAGCCGCAGGTGACGCAGCCGAACAGCAGCCAGACGGTTTTCCAGATCGATGATGCGGGGCGGAAAAGCAGGCGAACAACACCGCCGCAGAGTGATGCGAAGGCTAGTTTCGCATGAGCCAGCGCCATAGGGTCCATATCCATTTAGCGCCCCCTGTCGCGTAGATGGCGAACAGGATGCACCCGGTGCCAGATACCAGCAATGCCGCGCCCCACGCCATCAAGCCACCCTCCCGCCGTCAAGCATTGCAGGACAAAGATAGCATTAGCGGCGGAAACGTAGATCGTCCAATCCGCAGCGCCGTGAGATACCGCCATAATGAAGTGAGCGGGCATGAGCGCCATTGACATAGCGCCCACCATTTGCGCGTCACGCTTGCTTGTGTCCTGCGTGAAGCGGACCAGTGCGACGATGGCTATGGACATATCAAGGCAGGCCATCGTTAGGACGGTCTGGCTCTTGGTCATGCCCATGCAAACAGCCAACGTGACAACCAGCCACGCCGCAAACAGAATGCGCGCGTTCCACACGCTGCGCCCGAATGTAACGGATGCAGCGGCGAACAAGCCGGTTGTCAGAAGGCCAATATCAATCATCGGCAGGGGGGTCTTTCGGGCCAGCGGCCAGCGCGGCAACGTCAGGGGATAGCCCTGCGTCGGGATGGCAGGCAGCATCGGTCAGCAGCTTGCAGCGGCGGCGCTGGATTTGGCGGCGCTCCCGGCGATTTTCAGCCTTCAACTTGTCAAGCCGTGCGCCTTCCGCTTCATTCCGCGCTTCCTCCTGCCCGAGTTCGGCAAGTTGAGTTGCAATCGCGTTCTTGTCCATATTAACCCCCTCAGGTCGCCTCTACCCAATCAACAGCCGCCGCCCGCGCAGCCGCCAACGATGCGGTCGCTTCATCAATCACCACGCCGCGTCGGAACGAACCGAGCGGTGTGTTGCTGGTCCGCCCGAAGAACAACGCGGGCCAAGCGCTCACATTCAGTCCGGTGACCATCAGGATATGTTCACCCGCCACTTCAAGCGCATTGAACAGTTGCGTTTGCGTCGTCACAGAAACGCCGTCCACCGTCCATGTGCCGACCAGCGCAGTAATCGAGGTTTGATAAAGGCCCGCCGCGTTACTGGTCGTGCCATCGCTAAGCAGGCGCTTGTTGGTGTCACCCGCCGTCTTCGTCATCGCCATCACGACAGAAACGGTGCTTGGTGCAGCAGTCTGCCATGTGAAGCCCGCGCAATCGTTGCTGCCATCCAGCACAGCGCCGAGTGTGGAACTGATGCCGGGTTGGCGCACGCCCGCGCTTTGCAACGCCGGGTTGTTGTTGCCCGAATAGTCCTCAACACGGTAGATGCCCGCAACAATCGCCGCATCGGTGAAGTCGAAGATCGCGTTGTTCTCTTCGCCTGCCAGCGCCGCGATTAGCGCCGCAAGTTCTGCCGATGGCTCGGCAATCGGGCCGAATGCCTGCGATTGCGCGATAGTGCCGGTGCTGCTGGTGTTCTCGAACACGAACCGCTTGCCAAGATCGGCACTGGTCAGGTCATAGCTGGTGCCGGTGTAAGACACAGGCACCCCATCACGAAGCAGTCGGCGAGAGGCAATTGTCCCGCTGGCAAAGGTGCCATCGGTCAGCGTAATCGTGCCGCCCACGAACAAGCTGCCCGAAATCGCCGGTGTAGCAGTGCAGGCCGCGCCCGGTGCTGGCACCGCCGGAGTCGTGACGTGCGTGTAAACGCCCGCGCGCTTGATAAGGCCAGTAGACTTAATCTTGATAACCAGCGGGCCGTTCGTGCCAGTATCGAGAGTGTCGGGAAACGCTATTCTGATGCGCGCGGACATATCGATTGTCCCGGTCGTGCTGGCCACAATCGCCGGGGTGATTTCAAAAGGAACGCCCGCCGTAATCAGCGTTGCACCAACCTTCGGGAAGAAGTTGGGGTTCGATGGAAAATAGGAGCCATAGCTGCCCGCCGAAATAGACTGCCCATAATCATCGACCAGTCCGGTTTCGGAAAAGACGAGTTGCGAGAATACCGTGAACAGGTCTTCAGGATTGCGGGCAGGCGCAACCGCTTCGCCGTTGATCAGATAAACATCGCCCGCCACTGGTGTGATCGGGATTGCCGTCTGTCGCAGTTCGACGGCACGAACCAATCCCGCATCACTACCACCGGTGCGCGTGATGGTGATGATCTGTTCGCCATCGCCATCGAACGAAGCGACAACGCTAAACGTGCCAGTGCTTACATCATGGCCGATCTCCCAGCCCTGCGCCAACGTGCCGGTCGGTGCAGGGGATGCCGAACCGGAATAGCCCAGCACACCGCTGCCATCGCCCACCGCAAGCGAGGGGTTGGGATTGATGAACGCCGCATCGTTGGTGCCATCGGGCAGAATTACCAAAGTATCGCGCCCCGCAAATGCAGAGACAATCTCTGTGTCTGCGGCGATGGTTTCCCCGATGAACTTCGCGCCCGCTGGCGACGGGTGAAGCGGAAAGGTATCATCGTTGTAAAGCAGGCCAAGCGTGCTGTTCAGATCGGTGCGCCATACCCCGGTTGCCGTCGCTGGATCGTCGTCAGATGCAGGGTCAGCCAGCAACGAAGTATAGGCGTTCGGGAAGATGACATTGGGGTAGGTGACCAAAGCCTTCTGCGCCATGAACCATTGATGCACCTCTGCGTTGCGCTGGGTGCGGCTCGCGCTTTGGGTCGGGATTTCAAAGACGATAACCCGAATGCCGCGTGATTCACAAAAGCGGAACGCCTTGTCAAAATTGCCAATCGTGGTGCCCTGCTGGCCGATGCCCGCTCCCACTGGGGCACGGTCGCCAACACGCGGCTGCGATGCAGGCGGTGCAGTCGGATCGCCAAACGGAATTGGGCCAAGTCCGCCAGTGCTAGTGTAATCGACCGGATCGTTGGTGCTGACCAGCATCATCACCGCATCGCCGGGACGCAATCTTGCGGCAACCACTTCAAGCGCGTGCGTGTGGCAGCACTCGGACGTTTTGGAACCGCCGAAAGTCCAGTCCCCCACAACTTCCATCGGCCAGTCCAAAGCCTGCATCATCCACAGATGCACGCCTTGCAGCTTGGTCGCCTCGTTCACACCAGTGGTGAACGGCGTGCCAGCATTCGGCTGCGATACGGTGCCCGCCGCAGATCGGCTGTCACCCATGATCGCGAGGCGCGTTCCGGTGACAAATAGCGTAGGGATCAACCCAAGATACTTCTTCAGCGCGCGCAAGTTGGTGCGATAACCCACCAAACCATCGGCAATGATCAGGTCTTGCGTGTCGGAAAGCGCGCCAAGGAACGGCAGGCTTGAAGCGGTCGCCAACAATCCCGGAAGGGTAACACTCGCAACCAGATCGGCAACATCGGCCACAGCATCGGTGGCAATGCCTGCTTGCGTGGTGGCAATCCCCGCTTGGGTGGTGGCCGTGGCGGCAGCATCGACAGCCGCCTGCGTATTCTCGCCCACATTAATGGCAACAATCTGGTCGCCATATTCAACATTTACAGCGGCCACCACGCTTTACCATATCTACTACGACGACGCCACGCGGGCAGGCGGCGCGGTGACGCTCAAGGCCACCACCAATAGCGCCATTGCCACCAATACC